ATACGAAGCGAAAACAATCAATTGGTCATACGAAGCATACCCGCCACTGCATGAGCGAGGAGGAGCTAGTATCTGCTGGCTTTGTCTCACGGCAACAGATTGTGCCGGTAGTCATTGAAGGCATATCATCGAAGCAAGAACGTATTGTATGGTATTCTGCTACTGATCTCAAACGAGAGAGTTTGCGCGGCACCTCTGATGAAGAGGAAGAATCCGATGAGTGATATGAACCTCGTCCTCTCAAATCAATCTGCCATGTCTGTAGACTTGATGGTAGCAAGCTGGTTGCATGCGAAAGAAGGCTTATCGCACAGCGCTCGCACGCACGCAATCTACGAAGAGCATATCACCAAATATCGTGATATGCTCGCATCCATCCACCTCGACCTGGATAGCCCGAATGAGAGCCTGCTTGCTACGGTGTTGCAGGCGTATTGTTCATACTCACCAACAAACAAACAAATCTCATCCACCACGTATATGCACCGGCGGCATTGCATCTCCAGCTTCTTCAAGTTCTGTATGAAGATGAGATGGTTGACGAGCAATCCTACCGAGTTGTTAGAGGATCGCAAGGTGCATCACAATGATGCTGCGCTTCCCCTGGATAGGGAGACGGTAGCTGCTGCACTGAAGAAGATAGATCGCAGCACACTTATCGGTTTGCGTGACTACGCATTATTAAGCCTGCTCTTCTCGACTGGCAGGCGCGTCTCTGAGATGCAGGCGCTTGTCTGTGGTGATATTCTGCTCTCAGGGGCCTCCATGACGATCATATGGCAGCACTGCAAAGGTGGCAAGCGCATGATTGACGAGATAGACCCGCATGTTGCAAGCGTGCTCATGGACTACTTGAGAGCGGAGTACAAAGGCGAATGGCGCGAGGATGCGCCGGTATGGGTGTCATTCTCGCAATTCCATTCTGCGCTGTCCGTGAAGCCTGCCATTACGAATGCCTCCCTTTCGCGGGTACTCTTCAAGCATTTGGGAGTGAGTAAATTTCATGCAGGGCGCCATTCGTTTGCTGTGTTTATGGATGACGCAGGAGCATCGCTCTCAGAGATAGGCAATCGACTAGGCCATGCAAGCCTTGCCACCACGAGCGAATACATGAAACGCTTACGTAGCGCAGAGAATCCATACGCCGCGAAACTTGCTGCAATGCTCGAAATAGGGTAAACAAGTGCCGATAGTTTACACTGGAAAAGAGGTATAAGATGGTTGACATGAAAGAAATAGAACAATTGGCAAAAGTGCTCTATGACGAGATTACCCTTGTATGGAGACAGAAGTTACACCTCTCAACGGAGACGATTGTTCCCTTCGCAGAACAGGATGAGGCAACAAAAACCGCCTTTATTCGGGGCGCGGTCGCTGCCAATACGACAATGATAAACATGATGGCACGCCGCAAGTGACTTTTCAAAACTGATGCCAAATTGCCTTCTAAACACTTGACAATTATTATGTCTGCCATTATAATATAGATAGAAGATGTGATTGAGGCATCCATAAGAGAAGGAGCAAAGAAATGGCACAGATTATCGTAAAACATGGCAATGATGTAGTGAACACCTTGACCGTCGATCAGATGGATGTAGAGGATATCCTTCGCATTATCCGTGATTATGGCGATGGACATACGGCAGAAATTCTTCAGCCAGTTACTCCATCGGTTCGAGTTGAGAATATCTATGATGCTGCTACCAAGTCTTACGCGGTATCACTTATCCGTACCGATCAACATGGTGAGTGGACGCCAGCCAGCTATTGCCTCGCTCGTAAGAGCGAGGCAAGGGCAAAGGAGCGTGAACTTCGCCAAGCATATTGTGAGGCTTAACTATGAATGAGCAGCAGACGATGCGGGGGCCTGGTCGCCCCCGCAAGGCGACCATCCGCGTGCCTATTCATGTAACACTTCCCATGGAGGTTGTTGAATATCTAGATAGTCAGGTAACACCGAGGAGTCAGTTTCTTGAACGGGTACTGCGTGAGAGGATGCAGCAACCAGAATTTCATGGCATGACCTTGAAGGAGATGCAAGCAGCGATACAAGAAAAGCGGTAGCGTGAGACCGAATAAAATCCCCCATAGAAGACATCAATGAAACTGACTAGTTGAGCATGAAAGGATAAGATATGAGTTTCCCAACGACATTTATTGCTTCTAATCCATCAAGGATTATCCAGATTATCCCGGCTGAGCATGGCTGGTATGCTCACTATAAAGACAGTGAGCGCCTCCCGGTTATCTGTTGGGCCCTCATTGACAATGGAGGCTTAGGCATGGTGATTGGACTTGTCGCACTGCGACACAATGAATCGCTTTCCCCTGCTTCCTTCCAGCCGGATTTTATTGTATACGCACAATCTTGAAGTCGGCACGTGAGTGATAGCCTCCCCTTGCATGCTTGCCCACAGCAATGTATAATTTGGGCAAGGAACCAACCGGGGGATTTCGATGCGTTGCCAGGACACAGCGGGCGAACTGCCTGCTGTCCATATATCACGAGAGGCGTTTCTTGTGGCGCAGGAATACGAGGAGTGCTCGAAAGTGGCGCTGCTCCTGCGTATTCATGAGTGGACGATTGCCTTTAAGATAACAGGCAACACCATTCCCTCCGTCAAGGTTGAGTTTCTCAAGTTGTTTCACAAGCTCAAAGCTCATGTGATCAACTAGCGCAGATGCCCACAACTTTTTTTTAAAGTGACACCGGGCGACAAGGGGAAGCGTCCGTAGAGCCTTTTGACAATGGCCCGTTAGCCAGAGCGCGGCTTGAGGTTTGTAGGTTTTTCGCTCAGGCACCTACAGCATGGGCAGGGTACACTGAAGGCTCGACTTCCCCATCTTCTGATTGCGTTGATAGCACTGTACGCAGAAAAGCAGACGCTCTGAGTCAAAAGCTCGGAGCGTCTTTTTTTATGGAGTCCATCATGGCACGCCGCGCATGGATACTTCGCTACTTGCTTGAGGATGCGCTGCTTGGCATTCTTGTGCGCCTCGTCCTGCTGAAACAGAGGTGGAAGGATTGAACACGACGATCTTCTATTGCTGCTCGACTTCCTTTACGCTGATGCGAGAAGACGGGCCTTATAGTCGATGGTGTTGCTCTCAGTGTGGGCAGGTGTTCTCTGTCTCTGCTCCTGCGTCTATCCCAACGCCTCACGAGATGCATACCACTGTCGCTCAACTTGTAAAGCCAACTACCGCAGACAACTACGGGAAGCCGGTGCAGCCATGACCCTACACTCTCATCTTGATGCCACCACAAAAACATGGCATAAGCCCGATGAGCCACGCGCCTTTACGCTGAAGTTCGATCAGAGCAAGCTCAAGTCAGCCAACCCGATGCGAAGGGAAGCGTATAAGGTCAAGCAGGAGCTCCTGGGCGTGCAATTCCCCAACGGCGCGTGCATCCTTGATCGCAGTTTCATGAACTACTACCCAACTCTTACTGACCTGTGCGATTCCTTCGGCACCATTGGAGTCTATAACATCACTTGGCATGATGAGCAGGAGCAGGCCGAATGACTGAGCAAGCGCCCACTTCCTTAGCATTCACCACTGGACTCGGCACCTGTACCTTCAGGCCAACGCGCATCAAGAACCTGCACATCACGGAATGGTGTCTCTTCTGCAAGAAAGCGAAGGGCTACACCGGCATTATCCTGATCGGCATGGATGACCCCGAAGCCGTTGATGCACCTGAGTTCTGCATGTGCTGGCTGTTTGCCCCGGTTCCCTTGTCTCAACCTGTACTCACACTCCATCCCTATGCCTCCATTAGTATCAGTGAGTACAATGCACTCCTGAAACTCCACAATGGGCTTATGAGCGAGTACATGAAACGCGGCGATGTCCTGATGGATGTATTGCACTATCTGGATGCTATGGCTGATGTGGCAGCGCTTACCCCGGCGGGTGTGGCACTCGCCGATGAAGTACGCGCTGTGGTGGAGGTGTCCGCATGAACTACCCCTCGCGCAAGCGTGACAACAAAAAATCGACAGCAGAAAAAGGATTTAGCACCAAAGCGCGTCAACGCCTCTTCCTCCAAGCCTTCGCCGACCATGCCAACGTCCTGCTGGCGGCTCGTGCAGCTCACATCAATCGCACCACCGTGTATGTGTGGCTGGAGAAGGATGAGGACTTTAGCTTTGCCTTCAATCAAGCCAAAGAGGATGCCAAAGATGTACTGCGTGCTGAAATCTACCGCCGCGCTGTGGAAGGATGGGATGAGCCAGTGTTCAGCGCGGGCAAGCTCGCGGGCAAAGTGCGCAAGTACAGCGATACATTGCTCATCTTCCATACAAAGGCTCTCATGCCTGAGTACCGCGAGAAACAACAGCTTGACGTGACCAGTCGCATACAGATGCAACGTGACCCGACGTTACAAACACTTACCGATGAAGAGATAGAAGCACTTGAGGCAATCAGCAACCGTATCACGCGCGAGCAAGGCTAATGCCTTGTTACAGCCGCAAAAACTGGAGATCGAGAAACGCGAGCGAGGTCGCGAGAAGTTCCGTTTCTTTGCCAGGTCTGCATGGCCGGTGATCGAACCGGGTACCGATTTGATATGGAACTGGCACCTTGACGTGATCTGCGATCACCTGCAAGCGGTCCATGAGAAGCGTATCAAACGCCTGGCTATCACTATTGCGCCTGGCCATGCAAAGTCCTCGTTTGTCTCTGTCCTCTTCCCGGTGTGGTGCTGGATAAATGACCCGTATAGCAGATGGTTATGCGCGTCCTACTCCCTGGACCTGGCCATCAGAGACAACAAGAACCGCCGTGACCTGATCGAGTCTACATGGTTTCAAGAACGCTATGGCCCGCTCTTCGTCCTGTCCTCATCACAGAACGTCAAAGGGTTCTTTGAGAATGATAAGCGCGGGTACATGATGGCGACGGCAGTGAAGGCGTCCGGCACTGGCCACCGCGCTGATATCGCGATCATCGATGACCCGAACAATGCCATGGCTGGACTTGCAGACATTGAAGCCACCAAAGAATGGTGGGGTAAAACCTGGATGTCCAGACTCAACGACCAGGAAAACGGCCCGCTTATCGTGATAGGCCAGCGGCTCGACGAACGGGATTTGATCGGCCATATTCTCTCACTTGGTGGGTTTGAACACGTCAACTTGCCTGAAGAGTACGAGCCTGGCAGAGCAAGCACAACCTCGCTTGGTGCCTATGATATCCGTACACAAGAAGGTGAGTTGTTGTGGCCTGAGAAGTTCCCGCGAGAAGTGCTGGACAAACTCAAGCGAGAACTTGGCCCGCTGCACTACTCAGCACAGTACCAGCAATCACCTATCCCTGCCGGCGGCTACATCTATCGCGAGAAAGATCGCCGCTGGTTTACCATCGATCAAACCACACAATCATATTTGCTTGAGACACCACGAGGTCGTGTGACCGTCCCTATCGCTGATTGCTGGTATTGTGCGGTGATTGACCTGGCTACCTCGCTCAAGACCAGTGCAGACTTCTTCCTGATGGAAACCTGGGCTATCACGCCCTACAATGACGCGCTGCTCCTCCATGCGTTGCACGAGCATCTTGACTTTCCGGAGCAGCAACGACAGATACCGCTCATCTTCCAGCGCTTCATGCACTCGATCATTGCAGTGGAGAAGGTTGGCTATCAGCTTGCCATGATTCAGTATCTTGTCTCGATTGGATTGCCGATCAGACCATTCACCCCGCAAGCCGATAAGATCATGCGTTCCACCACCGGCTCTATCCTCTACAGCAATGGCAAAGCATACCACA